GTTTGATGTTTTGTGGTGGATCTTTAAGAATATCTAGTAATACTTGTTCTGTTAAATGTATCTTATTATATCTATGCGTATATTCTGCGCAAAGACACTTAAAAAGATTATAATGCCACTTGTAATTCGAATGAGACTCCATAGTCCACACCGTACATGGATGGCCGACGTGGACTGCCTTATATAGAACATCTTCGCGATTATCTTCCAGTTCCCAATATTTAGACATCGTTTTACCCGATTTGGATGGTCTGCGATCCATAGTTCCATCTAGAATACGATGTGCTGTAGATAACATTTGACCTGATTCAACGATCATTTTTGGGATATGCTTGTCACAATGCCACTTAGCGGCTTGCTCGGGTACTGGAGATAATGCGAAGATATTCATAATTAAGATATAATTATACCATTATATCGCGGATATGTACATATTTATTTTAACAGTGCAGGGAAGGTCTTTTCAACAAGGTTCTCAGTAATTTTACTGTAGAGCTTGGCAAGTTTCTTATCCTTTGCTGCAATGATGATATCCGCATCTTTTTTGTGAATTGACTCAAGAATGCTAATCAAGATCTTTTCTTTCTTAAATCCAGCAATCTTATTGCCCTTTACACAATTGCCAAGAGGCTTAATCACGTTCTTTAGTCTAACTGGTTCTAATCCAGTTGGATTGGTATTAGCATTAAACGGCGGTGCACCGCTAGGAAAATCTAATTCAATAGACTTATTATAAGCTAGTTGAAGGATCGTTCTAAGGACAAATGTATCATTCTCTTTGAATAGTGTGATACGCTCATCACGAGTTTTAGCATTTTGAGCTTCTTCAAAAAGCTCGTGTAGTAGTTTTTCTTTATTTGTTTTCATGAGGAAAAAAGTCTGAAGCTGAGGATACTAGATTGTTTAAACGATTAACAACTAAATAATTCAGTACCTTCATTTTCGGAGCTATTTTTGTATTATTATATGTTTCAATGATTTGTTCTTGTATATTCTTAGGAATAAAGTCTAAGTCAATAACCTTTTGGTTTCTTTGATAATTGCGATATGCATTCTCTGGCATTACTTCAGATAATCTATCATAATTGTCTAGCCACACTTGCATCTTCTTCTTAGATAGCGGAGTTTGACGAGCGTCTTCAGTAACAAATACATCATCGCTACTAAGAACATTCGGCACTCCATCGCTTGAATCACCTCGGAAGATATGTTCACGAATGTAACCAATCGGATCTTTCTCAGTAATAAGCTTCTTCTTCATAGGAGAATATTGCTTTACGTTTTTATACTTATGAAGCTGAATAAAGTCCTTATCTGCCGAAACAATCATGACTTTTTCGTTTTTGCCAAACTCTTGAGTTTCTTTAACCAGCGTAGCAATGATATCATCTGCTTCAACATTACCGATATAGAGTTGCATCCATGGTAGATTTTCGGAAATCTCGGTACGAATCTTAGTCAAAGTATCAAAAAAGAAACTCCAATCCATATTAGAATCATCTCGAGATTTCTTACGATTTGCCTTATATTGCGGGAAAACATCTTTACGCCAAGATCCACCATCACATGCGATAACCATTTGGCCGTATTCTTCTCTAAACATCGTATTATACATACGAATAGAATTGAGCACTACATGCCTAAGCATGTCTTCTGTAGGAGATTCTTTTCCCTTTGAATGAGCAAAGAATGCTGCTACAGCTATTCCTGAGTAATCTAAAACTATAATGATGCACCTCGCGTTCTATTTAATTTATTCATAATATATATTATACCCCAAAAAGAGCATATTGTAAACCTTTATATTACTTCCATAGAGACTTTACGTGTGATCGGTGGATTTTTCCTCCAGCGAAAGCATTGTAATATTCATCCGGTTTTAACAGAACATCTCTTACAACTTGCTCACGTAGTTCTATATAGTTTAATTCTCCTTTGGTCTTGCATAAGTGTAAAATCTCACGTTTGAAGTAATCTAAACCATTCTCCTCTACGAGAGTCTTAACAGTTTCACTTGACCCACAATACGTTTTCCAATCAGACTCCTTCAATGATCTACGTTTACGTTTTTTTCCTTTCAACGGTGGCTTAGTTACTTTAGAGAAGAATCCCTTTTTACCTATATATTTTTTACCCGATGGATCGGTAACAATATACACAAATCCTATATTATCGCCGATCATTTCGGTCGTAAACTCTTCACCTTTATAACTCCACATAGAGTTATTTATTCATCCCATTCTTCTTGGTAATCTTCATCATGATATCTGTCTAGTTCTACACCACAGAATGGGCAATACGTTGGCTCCATATAGTCAACCATAGCGTCTTCATTCCATTCAACAGTGTAAACAGTTCCGCAATCAGGGCATTTAAATTTTTCTATAGCCATATTTTATCCCTCGCAAGATGAGCAGTTAAGTAAGTTACGTGATAATTCTTGAGAAGGGTTTGTGCCACGATGATAGTACAACGTCTTTACACCCTGTTCCCAAGCAAAGATTAGAAGTTGATTTACCTCTTTAACAGGAGTCTTAGGATGAATCATTAGATTAATACTTTGTGCTTGATCAATATAATTCTGCCGAATTGAGGTTTGAATAACAACTTCTTTTTGTGAGATTTCGCCAAAGGTTTTAAACACATCTTTTTCTTCATCAGTCAAGAAGTCTAAGCCTTGAACAGATCCACCCGATGTAAGGATTGTTTTCCACACATTACGATTATTCTTACCATGATTATCAAGGATACGCTCGAGGTATGGATTCTTATATGTGAATTTACCCTTTGCTAAGTCTTTTACAAAGTAATTTGAATTTAGGGGCTCAACACTTGGCGATACTTGACCAAGGATAAATGAGCTTGATGTCGTGGGTGCAATTGCCATTGTAGTAACATTACGACGACCATACCCTTTAAGTAATTCTGGCTCACCATATTTCTCAGCTAGAAGTTCAGAAGCTTGATGAGATTCTTGCTTCATATAAGAAAAAATATCAGAAGTAAGTTGCTTAGCTTCAAAACTTTCAAATGGGATCATTTTTGACTGTAAATAAGAATGCCATCCAAGAACACCAATACCTAATGCACGTTGTCGTTGTGCAAAGTTACGAGGTGCTTCCATATAAGGTATATTCTCGGTCTTACGGATAAACTCGGACATAACAGCATCAAGAAAATATGTAAGAACTTCAACAGCATCTGTTCCTTTCCAATCATCATAATGAAGTAGATTCATTGAAGATAGGTTGCAAACGAATGATTCTTCTTTACTTGAATGTAGCGCAATTTCAGAACAAAGATTAGAAGCGTGGATCTTCATCTTCTTATCTTTATACACCTCTGGCGCATTTTTATTCATTGTATCAGAGAAGAACAAATAAGGATAACCAGATTCAAATCTCTTTTGAATTACTTTACCCCATATCTTGCGTTTATCTTTATCTCCATCAATCATGGACTTCATCCATTTATCAGAAACTGTCACACCGATTGATAGTTGCTGGATTGGATTGCCATCACTGCGAATTTGAAGAAACTCAAGGATGTCTTTGTGTTCAATTGGCATATAAGCAGCGAATGAACCTCTACGAACATTTGATTGAGATACAACATTTGTTACTGATTCAAATAGCTCCATAAAGTGTACTGGACCATTTGATTTACCACCAGATGAAATTTCTTTACCTCTTGCACGAAGATCGCCGAAATAACCAGATGTACCACCACCCATTTTAGTCATCATTCCAACTTCAGCTTGCTTTGTTAGAATAGCCTCCATTGTATCATCAACATATGAACCAAAGCAAGAGATTGGTAAACCTCTTTTAAGACCATAGTTTGCCCATATAGGAGAAGATAGTGAATACCATCCATAGGACATATATTCTTCGAATTTCTCAGCGAAACCCTTTATCTTGAGTTCTTTTTCTGCAGCCTTTGCAATCTCACTAATTCTTTCTTCAGCTGTCTGATCACCTGTTAGGTAACCTCGTTCTAAGAACTTTCGTGAGTCTTCATTTAACCAATAGTATTTTTCCATAATGTATATATCTCTTTAAAATAGGTCGTCTTCGTCGTATGATTTATCTTTCTTAGAATATTCTGTGGGTCTTTTTGAGAAAAAATCAGTCATCTGATTTCCTAAAACGTCCTCATCGAACCACTCGGTTTTATCTAATAATTCTTGATCTACATCAGAGAATACAGGTTCGATTCCGATTTGAGTTAAAGAATCATTCAATCGATTCTTAATAAAGTTTTGTAGAATAGGAGTTGAAAGATGTTCTGATTGATAACCATTAACCGACCACTCAATAATCTTTGATTCTGCCTTATATGCTTCCATACACTCATGTCGAATACGATCTACAAATTCATCATCGAACAGCTCTGGATGTTCTTCACGAATTGTATTAACGAGTTTCATTCCAACCATAGCATGAAGCAATTCCTCCTTTGAGGTGTATGCCACTTGCTGAGCAGTATCCTTTAATAGGTTACGAAAGCGATTAAAGTAATTGATTGTATAGAACTGACTAAACAAGGAAACATTCTCAACATATAGTGTAAAGAGAATCAGGGAGTAAACATATTGTTTCTTTGAATCCTTATAATACTTATGAAGATATTTACGAAGATATTTTACACGATTCTGAATGATATCGAGCTTAAGGTTCTCTTCGAAAATATCTTCCATACCAAGCACATTAAGGAGACGTTCATATGCATTATTATGAATTACTTCGACATTAGCCATAACATAGCCAAGATCTGTAATAGAAGGGTGTGGAAGGTTCTGACCGACATTGGCCCAAAAAGTTTTTACCGCAACTTCAATCTGACCAATAGCAGATAACGAGCGAGTAACCATATCTCTCTCCGTATCTGTTAAATTGACTTTGAAATCTTGAATATCAGACTGGAAATTGAACTCTTTATCAGTCCAAAAGCCATTGTGCATGGCTGTAATAAATTCCTCTGTCCAAGGATAGTGATCAGGTTTGCGCGAGATTTGTTCTTCGAATATCATAGTGGTGAATTAGTGTATAAGGTATATATTATACTAAAGGCCTAAAAAAGTAAACATTATTAAAATAATATTAAGTTTTTTCGTTATTTGCCTTACGTCTTATGCACCGCATTGCACCAGTTGTTTCATCTCTTAAGATGATAACTGATTTCCGATTTTTCTTTGCGTACGAGTAGATTGCTCGCTGATTC